CGTCCTCAACATCACCCCGACGAAAACGACCCCTAGGAGACTCCTTGTGGGGGGGGGGTGCAGACAAAAAGCGACCCCGGTTGGTGCGCATCGTCGAGAGGCGTCCGGGGTTCTATCGCACTGTCTATAGCACAAGCTATCGCACAGTCTATAGCATCATTTTTCTATAGCCTTTCGCGCCGCCTTGGCGCTCATTGTCAGTGCTGGCTGGCTGCACCCTATCGCATCAGCAGCCTGCTGGAGGCTCGTGTAGCCCGCGAGGTGCTCGAGGTCGAACGCAAACAGCAGCCCCACTGCCCTGATCTGGATCGACGCGCCCTTGTTGCCTCCAAAAATGTAGCCAAGCAGCCGCACTACGGCCACGCCTCCAGCCGTCTGTGCATGGCGTCGGGCGGTGATCCTGTGCCAACGCCACACGTCGTCAATCTGATCCTCGGTTAATCCGAGGTCGGCTAGGTCGTCGCATGCTGCTGAGTAATCGGCGTCGTCAATCATTTGTAAAGTGGCTCCCAGGTACAGACTCGAACTGTACGGCCTGCGCTTTGTCCCAGCATTTTGGCCCTTAGCCTTGAGGGAGCGCTGCTCTACCAACTGAGCTACTGGGAATGTGTTGCCGTCTCTCCGGCTGTCACGCCACTTCTGGTGTGCGTTCACCACAACGTCTCATCTCAGTTGCCGAGGATGCTGTCTCTCCAGCTAGTCGCACCACTGCGTCGACCGAGCACCCCCGGTCCGTGCGCAACGGGTGGACCCGTTGGCAGGTGTCGCGTTTGCAAGTCTCTCCAAGCTGTCACGCCTTTTGACTCAGCGGCGTTCCTGTTTCGGCGTCCCAAAAGTGTTGCTCGTCTCTCCAAGCTGTCACGCCTGATACGTATAGGGGCGTTCCCAGTCCTGCTATCATTTTATGTGCGGCAGAACTCGCACACTCTGGCCGAGTTTATGCCGGTCTCTCCCGGCTGTCACACCACTTTTAGCCCCGATGATGTCGAAGCCACGCAGGTGTCGCGGAAGTGCCCTACTGATGCACACCAGGCTGCACTTCGTCAAGGTCTGCCTGCGTCCAGCCTTCCCGGCGCATCTGTTCTTCCAGTGCTTTTGCCTTGGCCTCTGCTTTCAGCAGTCGATTTTTTGCCTCCTGCAATTGCATTTTCAAAGCCTCAATCAGGAACTGGTTTTCTAGGCGTTCAATTGGTGTCATATCATTTTCGTGACGTTACGAAATAGATCCATCTGCCGAGGATTCCTCGGTAGTTGCCAGTGCCTCCAATGCTATTTTTTTTGCATCGTCAATTTTGTCCTGATCGCAAACTTTTTTAAGCGCAAGCTCCAAGTCTTTAATTTTGTAATCCCATTTCGTCATTACATGTACGGCTTCGCGCAACATTGCCCAAGTCTTTTGACATTCAAGCGTAGGAATGTCTAAATATATTTTTGCGCGTGTTAGCATGTCGCGCATCAATTCGTATTCCCAACGCATGCTCATTTTTTCTTAAATATTTCCAAAATCTTTTCTGGCCCTTCTTTTTTGATAATTGTGCCCATGATACCACCCGGCTACAAGTCCAAAAACTGCGCCAGCTAAAAAGTATCCAAGCTCACTCATTTTGAGTCCTCCCATTTCCTAAAGGTCCTCAGAAAAGTCTCTGCCCGCTGTCTGGCTGTTGCCAGTGTTGCCTCGTATGTGGAGTCAAATAGCAGTGCAATATACTCGTCGGTTTGCTTTTTGGTTAGCACCTTCTCAGCCTGGTGCATGGCGTTGAGGTCATCGCAGTAGTTTGGTAAATATTGGTACGCGTTGCCGCCTTGCCCAGGTTTCATGGGCGGGTAACCCCATAAAGTATGATTGTGCCACGGTCCGCTGTCGTGAATGTCAGTCCACCCGCACGCCTCCGCAATCGCTTGGTTAATTTGTTCGTCAGTCATATCTGTGGCCCCTCCAGTTCGCGGATGTTTTCAAGCAGATCATCAATCTCATGCTGAGTCCGTGCGCACGGCGGTCTTAAGTTGGTCAGGTCATCAATAATGGACATCGCTCTAGCGAGCATGTCCCAGACTTGTTCGAGTTCTTGGTTCATTTCAGTTTTGCCTCCAGTTCGCTCAATTCGCATTCCAACTCTGCAGCCACGCTCATGCGGGCCTCAATCTCACTCTCAGCCTGCACCGTCCAGTATCGGTACGGCATCCAGTCGTGGGATACCTTGTAGGTCAGTTTTTTTATACGTTCCGCTGTGGTCATATTGGTTTGTATGGTTAGGGTATTAGACGGGGCCATTAGCCGCCTCCGTTGGCCGTCTGGCTGCGTTAAGCTCGCGCCGGTCTCGGATAAAGCCCACAGTTGAACCGTAGGTCAGCCCTAGCGTGTCCACGTCAACCTGGTTCAGCAGTTCGCACGCCCGCTCAAAGTGCGACTCCAGATCCAGCCTGCGCTCGTGTAGCGCCGGGTGCACCACGTCGCAGGCTAAACAAGGGCGGCTTGCCAGTGCTGCGTTCTCGGCGCGCAATGCCTGGTTGAGCTCGATCTGCCTTGCGAGTCGCTCCCCCAAGTCTTGGGCGGCTGCGTACACGTCAGCCTTGGTAATGTTGGCTAGGTCAAGGGTCATGGGTCTGTAGTCGGTTGGGTGTTGGCAAAACTTTAGAGAAATCCCAAAGCGGCTTTCATCCTGGCCAGTCGTGCCATGTCTTCCGGCTTGGTAATTTCGGCTTCGTCGTTCTTTGAGCCGCTGCCGCCCCTCAAGGGCGGGCGAGCGGGCTCGGATTCTTCTTTCTCTACTACTCCCGCTGCCGCTTGAGGCGGCGCGGAGTAGTTGTTCTCTGTTCTCTTCTTGCACACCTGTGAGGGTTTCACGTCGTGACCCTGTGAGGGTTTCACCTGCTCACCCTGTGAGGGGTTGCTAATCGAGAGCAAACAAAAAGCATTTCGGGTTGCTCTCAGTGCTCCGTTTGCCCCCGAAAAGATGCGGATTAACCCGGCTTTTGCAAGGTCAGGAAGGCACCTAGAGACGGTGTTTTTAGACGATCCGATGTGGCTGGCTAACTGCTCATATGATGCCGCAAAGCGGCGTTTCTGGTCGATGCCAGCGGCACTTTGAAAATGTGTCAGAGCGTGATAAACGGCGTAGTGATTCGGGCCAAAACGGCCTGCAATTTTTGCCGCCTCGCGTGCTTGCCAAGCCCACGTGCCTTCTTGTTTTGGGTTTTCAGATCTCGGTTTCATTTGCGTTTTTTGGGTTCCTTGTCTTCTAAAATTGGCTTTGCGCATGGCTTCCAAATCATACCGTCCCGCTCTTGGTTCGGGCTGTGTCGAATGTAAATCCGCGCCGATAGCTTGTTAGTTTCCAAATCCATCATGCCCGCCCGCAGCCTGCGCTTAGTCATGGTCAGTGAGCACGTCGGTGGGTCGCCTTCGGGTGTCTCTACACGCTGCAATGTGACGACCTCTCTCGCCCAGTTCGTCAGCGCGCTCGATCCAAACCCAGCGTAGGCCAAGTCTGAGTCAGTGCGAGCCGTGCCCTCGCGAGGCTTTGGAAGGTGATGGATCAAGGCCATGATGACGCCGGTCTTGCTACTGATTCGATTCAGTGCATTGCAAAACTGAGTCACCACTGCTTGGTCTGAGATGTCGTCTCCGAGGTAGCACATCAGCGGATCAATCCAAACGATGTCAGGAGAGTGCCGGATCACTAGAGCCTCTAGGACTCGCAAGAACTCTGCCCCGGCGTGCGTGTTGTCGCGGTAAAAGACCAGCCTCTCGTTGAGTTCGGCACGAACGCGTCCATCGCAATTTTCTTTGCCGTACTTGCAAACTACCGATTGCAAGATTTCGGACTGGTCCCCGAGATCATTCTCGGCCTGTAGGATGAGGCTTTTTAGCGGCTTCACCGGCAGGATCCCAAAGGTGAGCAGTTCGCCAAAAGTTGAAAGCATTGCAGTGTCCCGAGGGATCGCCCAGCCGATGGCAAGCTGCATGGTCAGACTGCTCTTCCCGATGCCACTTTGAGCGTTTATGAGCACAGATCCGCCTTTGCAGAGCCAGCGGTCACCCAAAACCGTATTGGGGTCGTGCTTCGTGTCGTATTCGAGCAGTTCGGTAAAACTGGTCTGCCGCACCTCGCCTAGTCCTTGCTCGGCAGCCGCTACGGTCACCGCATCGCCTAGGCTTGCCACAACGTCCCACGTAGGCTTTCCCGTAGAGAGTGCCTGGGTCGCTTGTGTCAGCTTTGCCAGCAGTTCCCGCCGCCGGGATGCATCCTGCACCAATGCGCACCAGTCTGGCAGCGGGTGCAGGCTCGGCATGGTTGCCGACAGGTCAGAGATCGCCCCGAAGGGTATGCCCTGGGTCGCCAGCCGGTGGAAGACTGAGATGGGGTCTAGACTAGCGCCCTCGTCTGCGGCTGCTCGAATGCCTGCAAAAATTGAAGCCAGCTGTGGATCGTAAAAATCACCAGCTCGCAGCCCGCAACTAGTGACGATCTGAAGGGCAGTCTGTGGCGCAAAAAGCAGACAGCCCAGCACCGCCCGCTCGGCCTGGTCGGCCTGCGGGATCGTTATTGCGCTCATGGCTACAGCGCCGCCTCGAAGTCTCGCTGCATGCGGGCAAACGGCGACAACGTCTCTGCCTGCAAAGTCCCCTCAAACATCTGCACCGCCTTTGCCAGCGTCCACGTCTCCATGCTGTCCCCGTCGATCCCCGCCTGCCCACAGCCCACTAGCGCCCTGTGCGCCTGCTCTAGCTCTGCTGCAATCCTCTCCGCTTCTTGGTTTTTGGTTTTCATTTGTCTCCCTAAAAGTGTTGCGCGTTTATCGGATGCGCGCCCCCCGGTTCGCAGATTAGAACGGGATCTCGTCGGACTCCAGATCGGTTCCGGCCGATGCTGGCAACCAGCGCTTAATCTCAAGGTAAGCCTTGCCGGTCTTCTCGCTGATCCTGTCACCGGGCGCGAGTTCGACCTTGGCAATCTTGCCGATGCAGTCTTCCGTTTCGATTACCAGCGTCTTGCCTTCGACGACCTTTTTCCCAATGGCTGTTGCAAACTCGCCCACGTTGCGGGAGTTCTTGGAGGTAAAGACAACCCAGCTTTTGAACGTGAGCGGTCCAACTTTGACCTCCAACTGAAGCATCTCGTTTCCAGCTTTGGAAACTGCCTCAATGGCGTGCTCAATGCGTGCCAAATGGATTCCGGCCTCGATAGATTGCTGCTGTTCTGTGGATTCTATTTTTAATGATGGCATGGTTAGTTATGGTTAGATCTGGAAGGAAGCTGCAAAGCGCTCTGGAAAGGCGCATGCCTGGGCGGCAATGTCTGCCGGGATGTCGAGGTATGTCTCATTTTCTTTGATCCATCCCTTTTTTCGCGCCCCAACAGTGACTTTTTCACGGGCGGCGTCGGACTTGTCAGCGAGCAGCCGCTGCATCGGGTTAATGCGCTGGATCGGTTCCGGCAACGGTTGCGATGTCGCTTCAATCTGGATCGGTTCCGGCTCGGTCTGTACTGTCACCGGCCCAAACTCTGCCACTTCCTCCGGCGCGTAGAGCCCCGAGAGCACGCCAGGGTAAATTCCACGGACTGCTTCGCTGATGCACCTAGCCTTGAGCATCTGCCTCGGAAACTTCTTCCACGTCGAGTTTCCCGTCAGCCCGGCTCGCTCTGCGTCCTTGATCGTCCAGCTCACCTTTAGGCTGCCGCCCTGCGGATGGGCAAACGTACCAGACACTGACTCATGCGTGTAGTCGTGCCACTCAACACGGCCCCCAGCCTGCTGGAACCGTGCCAGCATTGCCTCGGACTTGAGAGACGGTTTCCCGTTAATGATGTGGTAATCCCTCGCGGCCTCAGCGGGATGCCGCCCCTCAGCTTGGCAAAGTAAACCCAGTGCAAGAGCTTGCTCGGCGGTTTGAATGCCGAAAAGTTTGGATTTGGCGATGGCTTCGGCCATCAACTTCGTTTGATCGAATGGTATTAGTTGCATTTGTTTTTCAGTTTAAGTCCCGCCTCCAAAATGAGCAGTGCGTCGGCGGTCTTGAGCGTCACTGTGAGTTGTGGATATAGCGCCTGAGCGCGTCCTTTAAGATGCGCCTTCCAGCGGTTGCCGTGGGTTTTCTTCTCGCCCAAGCCAAGGATAGACTGCCACTTCTTGGGAGGTAAGTACTCAATCCGGGCGCCGTATGCGGCAAGGATGCCTTCGATGCGCCCGTAATTACGAAACATAGTCGCCATGCTTGAGCCGCTCATCTTGCCCGCAAACTTGGGCAGTTCCTCCAAAAACACAATTGAGGTCGGAAGAAACGGTCCATCGGAATTGCTAACAAGAATTTGAAACTGCGTGTCAATGTCATGCAGTGTGCTGGGCATCGGCAGCGCATGGACGCTACCGTCGGTGTCAATGTAGGCGATGCCGCCTCCCACGCCTGGGTCAATTGCGATGTAGTGCTGTTTCATTTGGCTTCCTTCGCTGCTACGATAAGTGCGTCTGCTCGTTTTAGCGCCATCGTTGGCCCCTCATAAGCTCGGTCATTTGCCAGCAACAGCGCCGCAATCTCAAGGCGGGAAAGTTCTGGCCGGACAAGCGCAACAGCGGCTGTGAGATTTGTGATGGCGGCCTTTTTCAAGTCCTCAAGGTGGTCTTCAAGTCGCAAAACCTCTTGATTTGCGCCGTTCCATCCCCTTTGCATCCTTTCCATTTCAGAAAAATATCCGTCCCGTTCTGTAGTCAAAAGTTTGACTTTTGCCTCTAAGTCAAAAACCTCCTTAGCTGCGACCCCTAACCTCTCACGGTAATCGTCGCGTTGGTCTTTCAGGATGCCGTAGTCGTGCGGCGTGCGCTCGGAGATGGCCTGAGCCAGCTCTGTCTTCAGCCGCTCTAACTCAGCGCGAGTGTCGTTGTGCTTTTGCATACACTTATCAAATCGCAGACCAAGTCCCTCGATAGCATTAGCTGCCAATGTCATCGTTTCAGACACGCCTATATACGCAGGCAGTTCACACAAATACCGAAGGTCTTTAATAATGTCTTTAGTTGTCATACTATTTTGCAGCAACAAGAGGAGCCTTACCAACCTTACGGGACACAATGTGAGCAGGCATTTCGTGACCTGACACACTCCAGAGCTGTTCAGCCTTCTTTGCTGATAGTGAACCAAAGGCTGCAATGGCATTGCCTATACCAATCAGTCTTTCCTCGACTGCCTTGGCAACGTGCTCAGCCGATACAAACTCAGTCGCACGAGGCTTCTGGAGGCGCCAGCCCGGTACTTTCTGCCCTGCTTCAAGCAACTCACAAGCCTTTGCTTTAGCTGCGTCCCTGAAGTCTTCTAGCGTCTGGCACGCTGCGAGGAACTGGCCTAGTCTGTCAGGATCGTTGAGCAGCGAAAGGAATGCTTCGTCCTGCACAGTAGGAGCCAACCCAGCTACAGTGACCAATGCAGAGTCCTTGCTGGCAACACGGGCAGGGCAGGTCAGCGACTTGGCGCACCACCCGCAGTAGTCGTTTTCCCGGGGTGCAGTGCCGACGTTGGCAAGAATGCCGCGCACCATGTCGGACGCGGACTTGTACGTCCAGTGATGCGTCACCAGTTTGCGCTGGTCACAAAACAGCAGATGCGTCGTCCAAGTCTGCTCAAACCGCATCTGCATTAGCCCCAGTGCGTAGGCTGCCATCTGGCCCTGGTAGTCGTAAATCTGGCCGCTCTTAAGGTCGATGCTCCAGTTCGCCCGAGCTGCCACGCCATCCACGGTGCCGGTGTGCTCCAAGCCCGCCGTCTGCACTCGGCAGTCTGCGTCGGCTGTCAGGAGCCCGTCTGCGCCTCCACCCAGATTGATGCACTGAGCCAGCGCCCAGTTGATGGCGGCGGCGTCCTCGTCGTTGAGGTCACGCGGCAACTCGCCGGTCGTCCAAGCGTCGCGAAATACGCGGTCTAGCATGGCGCCGCGTTCGGCCGCCGGGCTAGTGCCTGGGGAGCCCTCGTACTGGCCGCACAGTGCCAGCTTGGGAAGTGATGAGTGTCTGATTTTCATTTAGAAAAGGCTTGGTTGAGCTTCGATATTGCGAAGGTTTGTGACGGCGTGTTCCGCGTACGCCTTTTTAAGTTCAGATCCGACAAAGCGCCTGCCAAGAGTCAAAGCGCCGTACCCTTCTGAACCAATGCCGGTGAACGGTGAGTAAACAAGATCTCCTTTGTTGCTCCAAAGCGTGATGGCTCGCTCAATAACGTCGAGCTGCAACGGGCAGATGTGCTTTTCGTCCTGATCCTCTCTTGCAATTCTGCCGTTGAGCACTCTCGTCTGATTAATGTCCATCCAAACTGGAGATGCCCACTCCTGCCACTGATCCAACGGAAACTCTTCCTTGGTACGAGTCACAGGGTTTTCGTTCATTTTTTCGCCCCACTTGCGAAAAATGATAAGGTACTCTGCCATCCCCATTCGCGTATACTTCGAGTTTTGACGAAGCTGCTTGTAAAGCAGTCCTTGCGCTTTTGTGCGCTGCATCTCGATGACCGGATCTTTCCATATCGTGATTTCCGAATGATATGCCCAGCCAAGCTCAACGTGCGCTCGAATGATCTCTCCCCGGAAGTCCCGCAGCCCGGCCATGCCGTCGCGGTTGGCGTAATTGACTAGGTTCTTGCAATGCACCGCTGAGAGGCATCCAGGCTTCGTGATTCGGTATTTTTCAGCAATCAGGAATTTGTACTGCTCAAAAAACTCTGCGTCATTTTTACAGTTTCCCATGTCTTGCACATCGTCAGAGTAAATGTACAGGTTGGCAAACGGCGGAGAATAGACTGAGAAGTCGATTGATTCGGTTTCGAGTTGTTTGGCGACACGAACACAGTCGCCGTTGTACACGGTGAAACCTTTCCCAGTGTACGCTTCAATGTTTTGATTCATTTTTAGGGCTTTCTCTGCTTCATTCCGAAGCGCTTTGCTAGCGTATTTCATGCGCTCTTGCATTTTGCGGTGAGCGTCCATTTTAGACTGCACTGTTGATATAATTTGCGACTCGTTTTTTCCGCTTATAATGTAAGCGTTTACCTCTTTAGTTTGGCCAAACCGATAGCTTCGCCGGAGCGCTTGATAGAAGTCCTCAAACGAGTAGGAAAGCCCAACGAACGCTATGTTGCGGCAATGTTGCCAGTTCAGACCAAAGCCACAGATTGACGGCTTGGAAATAATCACTCGAGCGGTTCCAGTTTGAAAGGCGTCGAGCTTTTTAGTTTTCATGTCAGTTGCATCTGATCCCCGAACCTCTACTGCTTCAGGAATTAAGCGATGCAGTTCGTCGGCCTCGTAGTTTGTGTTGCACCATACAATCCACGGTTCCTCGTTCGACTGCACTAGCGCCGCTGCGGCTTTTGCCCGACCTGCACAGGAAAAGCGCATTTCTTTGTGAATCGTCGTCGCATTCATTTCTGGCGATCGGAACAACTCGCCTTCGCTCGCTCCTTCAACGTCGTCAACGTCAACCACGATTTGTTGGAGGTTTAGCCTCGGCAAAATGTATTTTGCGCCGTCAAAACCTAGGTCTTCCGGGGTAGCCACGCATGCCGCCCAGGTTCCTACCCAGTCCCAAAAATCGCGCTCGGCGTGTCCTTTGAGTCGATAGCTGCCAAAGTTCATCGTGTCATTGATGAACCAACGGCAAAGCATCTCATTTGACGGCATCGCGTTTAGAAACTCGCAATGCTGCCCAAACTCCATGTAATCATTCGGCGCTGGCGTCGCGGTGCAGGCGAGTTTGTACGGTGTGTTTTCAAAAGCCTTCGTCAGCGCAATTCGAGTTTTGCCCATGAAGTTTTTCAGAATCGAAGATTCATCCAACACGACGCCCACGAAATGATCCGCGTTAAACTTTTCCAGCTTTTCATAGTTCGTCACATAGACGCCTGGTGATGTGACGCCGTCTTGTGATTCGACAACGGAAACCGGGATTCCAAACTTCGTGCCTTCTTTTGCCGTTTGCTGTGCCACAGAAAGCGGCGTGAGAATAAGCACGCTGCCGCCAGTGTGCCGCACTACTTGGCTCGCCCATTCGAGCTGTTGAGCAGTCTTGCCAAGCCCGCAGTCTTCAAACAGTGCGCAGCGGCCTTTTTTAACAGCCCACCGCACGATGTGCGCTTGCCAGTCAAACAGAGGAGCAATGATTGGCAGCGGTTCAAACCCGGCATCACGCACGGTCTTCTTTTTGCCGATGATATAGTCGTCGTAGTTCATTTGGTTTTCCTCTCCGCGTTTCTGATTGCCCTGTATTCCTTCGAGCATTCCGTGCTGCATGTTTTTGCAACTCCGCTGCCCGACGGCCTGGTTGGTTTGATTTGGCGGCAAACAATGCACTCGGCCATTTTTGGCTGTGACTTTGTGTAGTCATGCTGCGCCTTAAAACTGGCGACCTGCATTATTTGGCTGCACTCGCGAGAGCAGCAAACCTTTTTGCGATCCACTGGCCGGAACTCTTTCTGGCAATTTTTACAAGCCTTGATCGGAATGCGGCAGGTTGTGCAGGTTGTATGCTTGCGCTGTCTCCGCTCAAAAGTGCATCCGCACTCTTCGCACTGCGTTGTCTGCCAGTCTGCCAGGGGGCCAAGCTTGGCGACCGGAGCGGGAATCGTCTCGCTTGGGGCAGGTCGTTTGATAAGCCCCTTGCGGATTGCCGCGGCTACCAGTCCCGGTAACTCTGCCAGCTCCGGCTTGAGCACGTCCTCGGCTAAATTGCCGAGGCGAGTCATGTAGCACTTTTGATGCCGGTGGGGCGCCGAGTAATACGGCGCGCCGTTCATTAATCCGCTCATCTGCTGTACCGGTCAAGTGCCCAGAGGTTGATTATGGTCAGTCCAACAAGCGTCAGTGACTCCACAAGGTCGCGGGAGCCGCCGAGTGCGAGGATGTCTACCAGCAGTAGCCCGCCAAATCCGGCAAGATACCAGGCTGTCCGTTTGGGGCGGTTGGGCGGTGTTGGCCCTTGGAATGGGCGGGAGTAGTGTGAGGTGCTCATTTGGTTTTTTGGTTTATGTCTCACTCTGACGGCCTCGTCAGCACCCGCCTTACGGGTGGACGCCCCGGAGGGCGTTTCGGCCTAGAGACTGTGCTCAATCACTCGCCATCCGCTTCCCAACAAATCGTAAGCCAAATTTTGAGCGCGCTCGGGGCTCATAATTTCGCTGTAAAGTGTGGTGTTGTTGAGGGTCTCTTCGGCCACTACCAGTCCGGCGTATGCCCAACTGTCACGGAGAGTAATGGTTGAGGTGATGTTGTTGCGTTCAATGGAGAGCTTCGTTGTCATGGGCCCATCTTAGCCAGCCAAGCACGCTTGGCTAGCTATTTTATCAATTATTTTTAGCCCGCCTTAAAGCATTGATTTTCCGCGCTTTAGGACGCGGCTTGCTGGCATTTCGGCGCGCTGCCTCTGCTTTTTTTTGCGATTTTGCAGCACCGCCCAGTTTTCCCATTTCTTGGCAGTGCTCGCGGAGTGTTTTATCGGCTCCCATTTTGGTGTAAACGGTTGATTTCGCGCTCGATGTACCAGATCGCCTTGCGCAGATCCTGCACGGCGTCTCCCTTCTGGCCTGCCCGCCACAAGTACTTGATGGCATTGCCGATACAGAAGTTATGGTGCTCGGTTATTTTGATGCACTCTACCCCGGACGGGTGAGCGGTGTAATGAGCGGGATGGTTAATTGGGTCTTCGGGCTGCTTCATCCCTACAACTTAGCCAAACCCGCTTGGCTGTCAAATTAGCGTCACAAGTGCCTTTGTTTCATGAGGAAAACAAGCCCCGTCGCAGGCTCTCCCTGCGCACCATACGGCAAACTGTAACGGCTACACCATATCGGTGAGCTCAACGAAATGATCTACTCGCCAGCGGGCACGAGTCCAGCCTCAAACAAATCAGCCTCTTCCTGCCTCCTGCGCCTAAGTCCCTTGCTGTTAGGCCATAGCCGGACCATTTCGCGAAATTGGTTGGGAATCTCTTTGAAGTTGCCGGTCTTGAGCAACGCTTGGATGTTGCACATTTCACGACGCCGGTCACCGGACAGTGCGGAACCTCGATTAAACACCAGCGAGACCAGCGCCGCAGTGCAGTCCCCGGGCAGCTCCTCAGCCTGCGGGTAGATCCTGAGCGTCCGCAGATACCAAGTCGGCAGCGTCACCGCCTCAAATACGGCCATTGCAGCGGCCCAAGGGATGGACAGGTGCCTAACATAGGGCAGGACCGTCTGCGCCGCCTCGCCATGCCGCCCAGAGACGCCCACAAGTGCGGCCAGCGTCGAGGGTGGCAAGTGCGGTGCCCACGCCCTAGTCGTCTCGCTGGCGGGAGTCATACCCAGATCCCAGCCAATGCCGATGGTTACGCCGCTGCTCTCACCGGGCCATTCCGGGTTAGGGTCGTAATATGCCTCGCCGCCGGTTTCCCAGCGGATAATTGCCTCAATCCCACGTTCGCTAAGATTCATCGTCTTCGTCCTCCTCAATTAGTTCACATTCCTGCGGGTGCTCGGACCATCTGAGTGCCTGGTACATGCGAGCGTAGAGGCTGCCAGAGCCAGCCTCAAAAGTCTGATAGGTGTCGGTGTCGCTGTCATGCGCCAATATTTGGACGCAATCAAAATACTCTCCCAAGTCAGCAGCTACGCGCTCAAGGTGCGCTTGTTTTTCGGCTGTGGTCATAGCTTTCCAACGTGATAATGGTTTGTCAAAGTGGTTTTTCCATCACGGGTTTGCGCACGATATTTTTTACATTCCCAGCCCTTGCGCACAACCAATGCTTCCACAACGCCTCTTTTTACCCCCAGCTTTTCCGCAATGTCGTTGATTGAGTACCATCCCAGGGGCGGATTTTCTCCAACCAATTCAGCCTTAAGTAGCTCTAGCAGTGTGTTTTTCATATCGGCAGCCGGAAGTCCCCGGCGTGTGTTTCTTTGGCAAGCCAGACAACGGTTTCTGTATCGCAATATTCTCCCCAAGCAAACCCTCGGCTCCAGCTGGTTGTCGCCCTCCGGTTTGCCGCGTAGCCCATCGCGTTTTTGTCTCCCATCCAGCCCACGCAATACCCCGTAGGATGCGCCCTGTTGCGCCCCTCGGCCTGCGTCACCCGGTGCAGATGTGCGATCACAACTTTGCTAGCAGTCCCGCCGCACACGGCCTCGGCGTGATCGCGTACGGCCTGCTCATTAACCATGTACCCGTGCCCAAAAAGCGTGTCTCCCAGCTGCCTCCACCCGTGCTGGAAATTATAGTCCACGACCTCGCAGCGCATCCGTTTAGCCTGGTCGGTGATCTGCCCCATTACACGACCTGCCAGTGCCGCCACAATGGCACGCGGTGATTCCATCAGTGTGTTCAGGCGGGCCTCGTGGTTTCCCAAAAAGTAGAGGCGCGGCTCAAGCTGGTGCAGGAACGCAAGCCCATCTTGCAGGTCGCTCTCGGGATCCACTGCGTCGTCAGCGGTTCCGGCCGCACCGGCACGCAAACACGCGAGGTCAATTGCGTCGCCCAGATGGATTGTCACCGCTGGTTTCCAACGCGCCTTGAACGCCAGCACCTTTTTTAGCAGCGCCTGATCCGCGTGGTGCCCGTGGCTACACCCGACGGCCAAGAATCTGCGCCAGCTTCGGGTTATGTTTGCCATGCAGCTATTTACGGAGGCTGCGTATTGTTTCCACGATTTTCAGCGCAGTGAAAACCGCTGCCAGCAAGCAACCCGCCACCCGGATCCACTGCTCGACCTCGCTTAACGACAACGCCAAAGCGCTGACGTTTGCCAGATTAACGGTTGCGAGGTCGAGCAGATGGCGATTAGACACGTGCGAGGAAAGTTGTGCCTGGTCCTGGTACGAGAGGGAGTCTTCCGGCGGCGTCATAAATACCAGAGTACGGCATGATCTTGTCGGCGGGAAGTCCCGTCCCATCCATGCTAGCGGGCGGGAGGACTCTTTTTGCGGCCGATAGGACTACGAGTCCTGCGGGTGGGGTTGCGCCGAGGTAGCGAGCCTGCATTGCTGGAATTGTCGGGACTGGAAGTACGGTCATAAATTTGTTTTCCGAAAAAGCCAACTGCTATTCCAGCAACACCAGCCACAAGCGCCCAAGTACCGGGGGCAACGGATGATGCAATGGCAAGTAGCATGGAAAGGTTGCCGGGGGTGATAGTCATTTGCGTTCCTGCTGCTTGTGCGCCGCGCCAAAGTAAAACCCCAACACTGCGGTGAAGCCCGATGTGAGCCCTCCCAGCAGCAGCGTCAGCGTTGGGTCGCTCCACAGCTTCATGTCGCCCGTGAGGAGCGCGCAGATGATCCCCAGGTAGCACACGGTGAGCGTACACGCCAACGCTGGTGGCACCCATGATCCCGTGGAGGTCTGCATGGCCCTAGCGCTCGCCCGGTCCTCGGCTGCCAACTTTTCAGCGTCAATTCCCAGCTCGGCCATGCGGGTCTTAAGCTGCATATCGGCGGCCTGCAATGCGGCAATCTGCTCGGCGGTGAGGGTGCCAGAGGTCAGCGCACGCTGCACTTTGTCGGCAGTCGCGTCGCTCATGCCGAGCGCTTTGCCAACAGCCTCCACGGCAGCCCCGCCCAGCGGACCGCCTAGGAGATTGCCGATTGTAGGCAGGAGTTTGGCAAGAAAAGACATTAGAAGTAGGTCGTAACAACCACAATTCCGTTGGCTCCATTGCCGCCTGCGCCAGAATTGCCAACGGAATCAAGTCCTGCGCCGCCGCCGCCACCAGCGCCGCCGTAAAGCCCACCATTTCCACCGTTCCCGGCGTTTCCCGTAACGCTAGACCCGCCGCCTGCGCCTGCGCTGCCACTAGCGGTGAATCCTACTGTTACGCTTGGAGCAGATGCACCGTTGCCTCCAATCGTTCCGCCGGAGGCAGTGCCACCAGTTATCCAACTTCCAAGCTGCGTTCCTCCTGCGCTTCCTGTGAATCCAACAGTGGCAGAAGCTGGAAGTCCGCCGCCAGCGCCGCCGCCAGCGCCGCCAACGGTTATATTTGACCCACTGCTAAGAACTCCTGCCCCTGCGCCTCCCGCAGATCCGTTGGCGCCTTGAAACATGGCGCGGGCACTTGAAGAAGCGCCAGCAGGTCCACTTGCGGTTGTTACAATCCCAGCGCCTCCACCTCCCGACACTTGTATCCAATTTCCAAAAGATGAATTTCCTCCAGCAGCGCCAGCGTTACCGTTGGTCGCATTTACTGTTACAGCAGCGCCGCCAGTCCCACCTGTCCCAACAATAACAGCTTCTGTCGCACCAAGTAGTGCAGCTGAAATATTGCGCATTGAATACGATCCACCGCCCCCGCCGCCCCCACCAGAAGCCTGTGAGGAAACGCCAGCCTTACGACCAGATGCGCCTCCGCCACCAGCAGAAATTACCACTACATCCACAGCAACTGCTCCAGCAGGTTTTGTCCATGTGCCGTTGCTGGTAAAAATTTCCACAACAGTCTTTGCAGCCTTTGCAGCAAGGTCAGTTGTCAGCCCACTGATTTTGCTTTGCGCAATAGCCGCCGCTGCGTCCACGTCTGCGTCAACCAGCAAGCTCGCCGGACTTTGCAACGTGCCCGCCACGTTTTTCCAAAGCCCCGTGCCTGCCACTAGCCCGAGGGAAGTGTGGACGTGCGAAGGAGTGCCGTCGCCAAACTGCGCTGTGACGCTGTGTCCGTTGCCGGTTGCAAACGCCTCTAAGGTCACAAAGATGCGATCTGTCACCAGCATGGCGGTCTCTGGCACCAACACGCTAATTGCAACCAGCGAAGACGTTTCCGTGATAGCAACAGGAGCAGAAGTTGCCAGCAATGTCGGAGCGTTTACGCCGTCGTACTTAAACACCTTGGCGCGAACACTGTTATCGTGGTTAGGATCTTGGACCCCATAAACCCAGAGGTTAAGGTCCCACAGGCCAGCCGGGATGTCTGACGCGCCAGGATCCTGCGGTGTGGACTCGCTGACAAATCCGGCAAATGCCGTCCATGTGTCTACGGTCAACGTGCCGGTCGTCGCGGTCGTCTGCGATGCGTCTGCACTGCGGCCTAGCTGTTTAGGCGTGTTTGGCAGGTTGGTTGTCGGCGCGTCTGCATTGGTGCCATGGTTGAGGTAATAAGTCAGCCCGTTTGCACCACCCCCCCCGCCGCCCGTAGAGGCTGCCGGAGCCCACTGTGTGCCGTCCCAAGTCAGCACTTGGCCGCTGGTCGGTGCCGTTGCTGCCACTGCGTTGTTTTGGAGTTTTTCGACTTTTGTCGAATGCAACCCGCCGGACACGTCGCCGGTAATGATTGGAGAGTTGAGTGGCATGGTTAGTTAAGTTCAATCCAGTTCAGTTTGGCCTCGCTCCAAGTATACGCTTTATTGTCCTGCGGCATTGGCACGGGAGGCTGCCAGAGCCAAGTTGGCGCGGAAATGGTCCACGATGGGAAAGGCTGCGGAGCGTGGAAAACGTCCTCGGCAGCGTTATAAATGTGCCCGACGCCCGCGTAGTTGGCGCGTAATGCCACACCGCCGTCAGGTTGCCCGTCCTGCCCGTAATGCACGCCTCCACGGGTGTTGTAGCTGGTTTGCAGCCAAGTTCCTGGCGATGTGTCTATAAATTTAGAAAAGAAATCAAAATCCGAAACAATCACTTCAACCACTTGTCCATTAAGTACTTTTGCAAAGTGTGCCATGTTAAGCAATAAAAGTTCCCGAAGTTAAAAATGTGTGAATTGTATTGCCACCAGCCGTTGTAACAGTGCCGCCTGTGCCACGTTGAGATCCCGCATATTTAATAATTACAATCCCAGATCCTCCCGGAGCCGCAGGAATTGAGCTCGCAGCGCTGCCGCCGCCGCCGCCGCCAGTGTTTGCAGTGCCAGCAACTGCCGATCCTGCAATATTAGTTCCGCCCCTGCCGCCGCCGCCATTTCCTCCGGCGCCAAAGACTCCAGCGTTTCCACCGCCGCCGCCGCCGCCGCCGTAAAATGCAGCAGTTCCTGAAAATGAATTTGATGTTCCAGCCCCACCATTCCCCCCTGCAATGCCACTTGTCCCGGCTGCACCAGCACCGCCGCCACCACCACCGATAAAGCTGCCACTATTGGACCCTTGCCCGCCAGCAAAGCCTTGTCCTGTAGTGCCTGATCCGCCCGCCCCAATAGTGCCACTAGATGTGCCGCCTCCTCCCGATCCCCCGTTGCCTCCAGCAGCTCCAGATGATAATCCACCACCTTTGCCGCCGCCAACACTGGTACTCAAAACTCCAATCAAAGAGTTTGATCCATTTGTATCAACTGCCCCTCCAGCCCCTACTGTAATGGCATAAGATACTCCCCCGGTGAAGGTAACAGGCACTGCTAAAAGTCCGCCAGCTCCGCCGCCGCCTGCATTAGCAACTGCGCTAACTTGGCTTCCGCCGCCCCCGCCCCCTGCAACAATTAAGGCATCTGCGGAATAGGAGACTGCTGCTGTTACAGAGGACAAGCTTGTTACTCTGCCCTTGGCGTCAATGCTTATGACGGGTATCTGCGTGCTGCTCCCCACATTGCTCTGCGCGGTCGTGATGGCTGCCAAAGTTGGCGCAGGATAAGCGCCTGCAAGGTCGCCGCTAGCGGTTGCAGTTGCTCCCAGCGCGCCAACTTGGGCGGCCGTTGGAAACTCATGTTGATGATCCGCACGGGCGGCAAATGTAGACAAGCCCACCACTGCGGACATTGACAACGCAGCGGGTGCCGTCGTCGATAGCCCTGCGATCTGAGTGGTCGTCAGAGCAGGGTTAGCCGCTGTAGTCAGCGCAGTAACACGCCCTTGCGCATCGGTGCTAATCACCGGGATCACAAGCCCGCCTCCGACTGCGGTTTGTGGCGTGCCCACGTCTGGCATTGAGATCGTGCCGGAGTCCGTAATCGTCCCCCCGTCAAGCCCGGCGCCTGCCGTAATGCTGGTGATTGTTCCCGATCCACCGCCACCGCCACCGCTAGCAACGAGCGCCCGGATGCTAATAAGTTCCCCCGCCGTCGGAGCCTCCACAAACGTAATAGTCCCGCCTGCGGTGCTGCTCACTGCGTACTTGCTGGGCGGCTGGTCGATGCCTCCCACGCTCACCAGGTAGCCGCCGTCGGCCGTGCCGTTGTAGCCCGTGAAAGTAAACGCCGTGGTTGTACCGTCGCCTGTGCGCTCGGTTGCCGTAGTGCCCGCTGCCGTCGGCGGGTTAAGCAGGAGCACCGCGGAATCACCGCCCAGGAATAACTCTCCGGTGGCGGTGTTGACGGCAAGCTCCCCAACGGTCAGCGAGGTCGGCGAGCCCGTCGCCCCGCTCCTCTTTTTCGGGATAATCGGGAATGCCATGGCTTAGTAAGTTCCTGCGCTCGCGACAGTTGCGGTGCCGTCTACAGCGATTTCGATGGATGCCGAGGACTTAACACCGCCTACCACCGTAGACGTCCCGGGAATAATTTTCGCGGCGCCAGCGCCCGAGATAAACAAACCGTTGGTGGACAGCGGGTCAATGCTCAGGACCCCGAGTTGCGCGGTGGTCGCAATCTGTAGTTGCGCGGTGGAAAGCTGTCCCAAGGCATTCAGCTGCGGCACTTTGCCAGCTTCGGAAAGTTCGGTGATCTGCGCTGTGCTGAGTGCGCCGATGTTGGCGGGAGTGACGGTGATGGAGCCGTTAACAGGGGTCAGTATTGTGCCGCCAACGCCGGTCAAGGAAACCACCTCGTTTCGCGCCCCGTGGATAAGGTCCCACTTTGTGCCGTTCCACGCAATTATATCCCCGACAAGAATTTGCGTGATGTTGTTGCCAAGGCCGCCCACAGTGCCGTCGGTTGCGGCAACGTAATAATCGCCAGTTGCAGGAGCAACGCCACCTGCAGTTACGGCCGTGATCACCGGGCTCGTGTTGACCGTCCATGCGCCCTTGTATGTCAGCGCACCGGCAACGCCAGCGGGTAACATTGAGGAGGGAATTTTGCCGTCAATGCCGAGCAACGGGATAAGCCCGGACACTGGCGATGTTGTCAGCGATGGCAACATCTGCGCTGTCGTCAAACCACTAAGTTGGACCAGCGGCATGTGCCCGGCTGTGGTCAGCTGCGGAATCTTCAGCGAGACAGCAAGCTGCGAAATGTCATTGGTAGTCAACGCGTTAGCGGTGCCGCTTACCTCGATAACTCCGTCAACTCCAAGCGCGGAATTGACTTTGGCGTAAAGTTTGCCGCTTGCACTGTTGATTGCAAGCTCGCCGAACTGGAGGTTTTGAGCAAGAGGCGCAAGCTGCGAGGTGGTGATTGCGTTGCGAATCGGAACAATTGGAAATGCCATGGTCGTATTTTAGTAAGTTCCTGCGGTGTAGTTGACTGGCACCCACTCGGTGCCGTTAAATTGGTAAATTTGATCTGCTGCTGGTGTTGTTTCGGCAACCTGTTTGCCGCGGATCCCGACGACGGTGGCAGTGTCAACGCCAGATGCGGAAACAATACGCACGTCGCCCACTACGGTGCCGATACTGCCAGGCATGCCGGGGACGCCGGTGAGAAGAGTGACCACGAGAGGGCCGCAGGAAGATTCGCAGCTCATGTCAGGAAATGGTTACGCGGGCCTCGATTAGGCGGATGTCCCAGCCATCGGGACGCTGAATGTTAATGGTTAGCACGGCGCCAAACTGCGCCGAGAGAAGAGCGGTCTGCGTGTTACTCAGCCGGAGGGAAACCGTTTCAGGCGTTGCCCGGACGATGCTCGGTGTTGTCAATGCCACTCCCGCAGCGGTCTTAAGCGTCACGGCGACAAACCATGCGGACAGGTCAGCATACGCGGAGCAAGGGCCGTCCTCCTGAAGCTGGAAAGAAAAGTCCCAGTCCGTCCCGCGTTGGATTGTTGAGGATGTTTGGACGGCAACCATGTACACCTAGGGCGTTTTTTATAAGTAATTTTTGGCCGAGTCACAGCAACCGGAAACTGGCTGCGCTCCCTCTGGCCATGCCTTGGCGGCGATCTCATCGGATCGGCTTGCCAGTTTGTTGAGCGGACAGGTGGGAGCCTCGCTCAGGATCTGAAACCGTGCCACGCAGCCGGTGCGCTGGTGGCAGCTTAAACAGATTGCAGTGCGTTTGTCGACTAGCCAGCGCGGGATCATGCGAGTGATGTTTTGACGCTCAATGTGACTGTCACAGTGTTTGTCAATTCGTTCCCATCTGGGTCTTGGATTGTCTGAGTATTAACGGTGACATTTCCGTCTTCGAACGAATTTATATCAAATTGAAAAGTGCTTTGAGGATCCAAGAGAGAATCTTTCAAAACAAAGGCTGCGCCTGTAAGCCCTGGAAATTTAGCTTTAACCCATTCAAGGTTTTGTAAATAGTAATTGCTCCAAGCATCTCCAAAATCATAAATACCAAAAACGCTTGGCTGTATGTTTGGCTCATATCCACCCATTGGCGAAACCCATCTAAAAAAGTAATCAGAAACATCAGGTTCTCCTCCGCCTTCAGGAGTTACTGAAAACTTAATAGGTTCTTGATCGTTAATTGTTTGGTTTCCAAGCACGAATAACTTTGTGGCGTGGTCGTTTTCAAATAGGTTTTCATACCGTTGCGGCGAAATGTAAGTTACATTAACATTGCGAAACTCTTTAATCCCAGTCTCTGGAATGTAAACGCGAGGGTCTGGCAAGTTTTTCCGCCATTTTTGCCCGTCAAAATACACGCCTTGGTTTGCGTAAAAGTAGCGCATGCCATCGACTGCATCTTCCTCGTCCTCGATGTAGAAGTCAGCGGCGGGCAGCATAATTGTCCCTGGCAAGGCCAGCTCTCCGTCCGCAATTCCTCCAGACGCTAGCACCGGATCCGTATTAGGTTCCCAGGAAAAGGTGCGGTCAGCTTGAGGATACCGATATTGCGGCCCAACTACCCACCTAGCATATTCTGCCTTGCCCGCCACGTACACAAAGTCGCCGGGATAAACTCTCGTTAAAAAGTCAATGGCAGGCGAAATGTCAATTGGATCGTCTGGTGTTGTGTCTACTGGCAAGCCCACCACGTAATGCCCATTTTCAATCACCACATCATCCGCTTTTCCTCCTTGGCTTAAAACTGGCTCGGTATTAACCGTCCATGTGCCAATTAGCGTTTGCCCAAGAAGCGGACCGGGCCTGCGTGGCAACTGCATTACGTCTACAGTGCCTGATGTGTTGCCCGTACTGCCAAGCATTGCAAAGCTCCGAAACTCTTTTGTGCTGCCATATGGCAGCCCGCAAGTTTCTTCCTTTGTTGTCAAGTCAATAATTGGAGTTGTTGCCTTTACTGTTCCAGACAAAGTCCAGCTTAATGGTTCTCCAGAAAATGGAGAAAAGCCACCAGTGCCAGAAATGTCAATGGTAATGTCTATCCTTGCTCGTCGATTAAAATCATTGAGGCTCATGCGCTAGCAAGTGCACAAGGACTTGGGAAAGGCTGTTGACAAATGTTTTTGATTTCCCGAATCGTTATAGGTTCATCAGTTGAAACTAACACGACCGCAATTAAATTGTACTGCACGGTACTTGTATTCGTTTTTAATTCGGACTCTACCGAAAAATCTACGGCAGTAGGAAGCAAAGTGTCTGTATTAAAAGTGATGCGACTGTAAATAAAACAGTTTTTTGAAATTGTTAATTTGAGAGTTGGGTCGTTATCTGGAAACATGCCAGTCGGCAGCATTTGCCAAATAAGACCCCAAGCAATTTCAACCTTTAATTCTTCCTCGTCCGAAACATCCGAGCACTCAAATGGACAAGGAATTTCAGATCCACCACTTTGGCCGCCTCCTCCAGCATTGCCAGAGGGAATGTTGATGCTTGTCCCTCCAATTGTTCTGTTAAAATTACCTCCAACAATACTGGTAATTTGGTTGCATTTAACTTCGTCGATCAGCGCATTGAATGCGCTTGGCGATATAGGCTGCCCACGTTGTTGGTAGGGAGGAATCATTTAATAAAGAATAGAATTCCAAGCCGTTCCAGCAGGCGAAGACTGATATTCATAGGTAGTTCTAAATGAATCGCCCTCCTGTTGCGATCTAACACCGGACAAAATAAAAGTGCTTCCTTCAGGAGGAGTGAACCCGTTGGGCCACTCTCCCCACTGGTCAATCTTGCCCAAATTAGTCATGTCAGGAGCTCCAATTTCCAAAACCGTCACTCTAGCAGTAACTCTGCCGACATAGTAAGTTTCCATCCCGGCTTTCCAGAACGTATAAAAAACAATAAAACTAGGATCTTCTTCCCTTGCAGGCTGCCACAAATTTAAGGGGTTTTCAGTTGTAGTGCCTTTGCCCTTGCCTGCTAAATATGGGTCAGTTGGGTTTCTTTTGTAGGTGATCCACTGTTTTTTGATTTCATCAGAAATCTGAAAATCTCCTCCGTCATTAAAAGCTGGATGCGTTTCCAAAGGCTCAGTGCCAATGCTTCCGTCAAAAGCAAATTGAGGAGTGCCTTGCTCCATCAAAAACTCTTCGACGAGGGTGTAGACTCCATCAGTCTGATCTTCCCGGTAGCTTCTTGCGTTGGAATTCTTTGGAATCTCGCCATCTAGGCTTTGCGTTGTGACCGTTTCAATGACGCACTTGTCGATGCCCATCGACGTTTCAATTTTTACTTGTGTAGCCATAAAATTAGATCACTCCAAGCTGTGGCATCACGCTGCCAATGTAAGGATTGGACGTTGGCGCTGCGGCCTTAAGGAAAGCGTCGATTGAATTGGCAATGCGCTGCTGCACTGCGAGCTGATCGCGCTGCACGTTTATAGATTCCTCTCCGCCCCATACTGCCCCGCCAAGGGCTCCAACCTTAGCGCCGCTAGTGGCAAGCATTGCGGCTGGGCCGCTGGCTGCTCCAGCCTTTTGTAGGTAGCTTGCGCCAGACTCTCCGGGTTCTGGCGTAGCGTATTTTTTCCGCGCCTCTGCCCGTTTCTTTTCGATATCCTGCCGGATCTGGTCAAAAATACTTGTCGTTGGCTGGGGTTCTTCGGCTGCTGCGGCTGCTGCGCTTAAAGCTATGCCAGCGCCGCCCATGCCGCCCATTCCCATAAAAGCCTGGCCGCCGTAGGTGGATTGAGTTTGGCTGAGTTTCTCGGAAGCTTTGATCGCTGGCTTCATCATTTCCAACGTCCGCTCCAAAAGCTCAAGCGCTACGGCAATCCCGTCGCCCAAGCTTTCTCCAATTCCTGTCAGGTCAATTTTGTTAAGTTCGTCAATAAGCCCGGTGAACTGCGGCATGACTTGAGCAGCCATCCCAACGAATAATCCTCGGACCTTGCTACCAGCAGTGCCTAGCACATCAGATGCACGGTCAAACACTCCTGCGTTTTCAAGCATGAGCTTGGCCTGGGTGCCCAAGTTTTCCTCAACGTCTGCCATGCCACCAGCAGCAAAAACGGACAAAAGTTTGGCGCCGCCTCTGCCGAAAACTTCTATCGCCATTGCGGCCCGTTGCGCTGGATTCTGAATCTTGGAGATTGCCTCACCAACTTTTGCCAATTGCTCGTCGGCCGAAAGCCCTTGGATGTTTTCAATTTGTACGCCCATTTGCGCAAACTTTGCGGCGGCTTCTACGCTTCCACTTGCGGCTTCCGAAATGTTCTTTTGCAGCTTTGCCAGCACGGGTTGCACGTCTCCGGCTTTCATTCCCGCCTGGTCAAAAGCCATTTGCAGCACCATCAGCTTGTCGATAGCCACTCCTGTTTGCCCCGACAAATCCACCAGTTCCCCGCCCGCTTCCATGGCCGAATAAAAGCCCTTTGCGGCTGACGTCAAAGCGCCAAACACAGCAGCTCCACCTACCACTCGCTGAATCATCGACCCTAGCCCCGCCATTGAAGTTTGAGCGCGGTTAATGCCACTGACAAACCCGCTGGTGTCTGCGCCGATCTGGATTGTGTTTGCCATAAGTTTTTAACGAGAGAAAACGTCACCGCGCCGAATTGCCCTGGCTGCGATTCCCGACACTAAACGGCGCCGCATTGCCTCTGCTTGGATGTCGTAAGCCTGCTGAAGTGCCCTCTGGATGGTTGCCGAGTCGGTATGCTTGTTTGGATTTCTGGCGCGAAACGCCACGATGTTCCCACTCACGCGAAGGTTTGCCGTCCCAGAGTTTTTGCTTTGCAGCCGTCCCACCCAGTCGGGGAAAATTATTCTAAGTCGAGTTGCGGCTTTGCACCACCCGGCAGCAGTGACTCCAATCGTGCGTTCCAAAAGCGACTCCACTTGTGCGCGTTTTGCTACCGTCGAAAAATGCTTTGGAGCACTGTCTGGGTAGCGTTTGTCTGGCTTTTGGTGCTGCTTGATAAACTGCACCAGTGCCGAGGGAGAAGCTTCCAACTCTCTGGAAACAATCTCCAACTGTTCGCGGCGCGCTGCTGTTCTGGCGCGATCCAACTGTCTTGCAATGGTTGCCTCGTTTCGCATCACGAGGGCCTTACGAAGCGAGTTCCTGATTGCTTTTTTGGACGCACGATAACCCGCTGCAAAGGTTCGGCCAGCCATTGGCGGAGTGTACTTAAACGCATTGCGCACCAGTCCGCGGGCCTGTTCCTCCACCACCTCTTGCGTGGTTCTGCGCGTGATTGCAATTGAGCGTTGCAGGTAACGGTTAAACCGCGCCCCAAACTCACCCGCATTGGTGGTCACTCGGATTGCGTCACTCATCGTCCTCGTCCTCCTCCTGCTGGCGGGGCATAAACAAACTTTCCAGTGCCGCTTCCTTGCGACGCACGGTCCACGCACCGTTGCCCCAGATCACGGCGTGATAGATCCGCATAAGCTGCGCCAACGGGACCCGGCGTTGCAAGTGGTCTTGTGTCCATCCTGTTTCACGCGCCAGCACCAAAAGGAACGATTCCTCCCAGCCTGGCGCCGTTAGTTTTTTGGCGCGTCCTCCCGTGTCTTGCCGGGCTGCGGCAGAACGTCCACGCGGCCCGATTCTACGGCCTCGGCCTGCGCTCGGCACCATTCGGCCACCGGCTTGGCAAGTGCCAGCGGAAAAGCCCGTGTAAACGCCTTAATGGCACTTAACGCGGTGCCGTCGCTGATTGCCTGTTCCACGTCTTCAGGTTCGCGGCTTTGCAGCCATGCACACGCAATGACCTGCTGCTGGTCGGACAGTTTTGCCAACTCCAGTTCGGAAATTGCAAACTGCGTTGTCATCGTCCAAGGACGCAACTCAAGCGGTCCCACTTTGGTGTTTTTGATAAAAAATGGGTTCATGCAAAGCGCGCTTGAAATTCGTTTTTGAGCCAGTCGGGACTGTCGGGATAGACGACGCCAAAACTGCGTGCGTCCCCGCGGGAAATGCCAACCGCGGCCGATCTGGCAAAGCGCTTTAAGTCGCGTGCGTTGTCCCTGTAACCGCGCATCCACGAAATGTCAGAGTCGGGATTGGCACTGCACCAGTCGATGCTTTCAAAGCGCTTGCGAAACTCGTCAAAGTCGATGTCCTCGCCGTCAACCTTGGCAAGTACGTCGCAATTTACGATCCACCGGACGTGGGTCTTTCCAGCCTCATCCACGAAGTGTTGAAAGCCCCCACGTTTGATGAGAGCACCGCCCGAGGTCAACCAGGCGGCGATGATGTCAGTGTTAAAGCTCTTTCCCGGAGCTTCGGAATCCTCAAGTAATCGGAGGCGCATAATTTATTTGCTAGGGGGCGTTCTTGTAGACTGTTGCAGATGCGGACCATCCACGAAAGTCGTCGTTTTTGGAGTCAAGAGTGACGTTGGTCCAGATGCCTTTGCCGGTTGTCACGCCCGGCATCCCGCTAGAGGATCCCGGGGTAAACGGACAAGTGTCCCCTTTGCCTTTGACGCTAACGGAATAGGTTACGTCAAAAGTCTTAGCTTCAGAATGCGTGCCAGTGCTACTGATAAGCTGTTTGAACTCTGCCTTTTGCTCCACGTCTGCGGATTCAACAATTGATCCCGACGCGCCGATGATGGAAATTCCAAAGGTAGCCATATTAAGCGAAAAGAGTGTAGGTCGTTTCAGAAGTTGCGAAGTCGTCGTTGGTTTCTGACACCTTTGATCCAGTGATTTTGGCTCCGCTAAAGCCACCTTCTGGCACTACATCCAAATCTGCTTCGCCTTTGGTTTTGACCGTGGTGGTTGTTGTGCTGCGCGGCTTGGCCTGCACAATAACGGTTTGCCCGTCGCTATCGCGGATCGTTGCAAGCTCTACAACAGTTTCCTGCGTGGACTCTTGCAAATAGCCGCTAGGTGCGGTAACTCCAAATGCAACTGCTCCAAATGATACGGGCATAGATATTTAAGGTTTGGGGCCAAAGCCCACAGTGTAGGGTAACGATGTGCGCCAGTGACGCTCATCGCGGAGATTGTCTGTTGATTGAGCCACAACGCCGTAAAGTTGCACGGCGTCAGAAACTAGAACCAAGGTGCGCATGGCCGCGTCCACATCGGCAGCAAAATCAGCCTGGTCGGCACGCGTGAAATCGTCGGCTTGTAGGCACACGGACAGCGTCAGGTTGCCACGTTGCAGCGGAGAGCCCACCACCACGTCGCTTTGAAGCTCCATCAGCACGGCCTTTGCCGGGATCGCTCGGTCGTCCTGCGCCTCCCCGACGTACACACCCGGAAGGGCCAGCGAAAGAGCGGCCTGCACTGCCGCGGAGAAAACGCCGTCGATCATCGGGTGATGTCCTCCATGTACAGCTTCCACGAGATAGGATCCTCGTCCCAGCTCGTGATGCGCCGTTCGGTGCCGTTCACGGTGAGCTTGGCGCCTTTAATTGGCTCAGGAAAGCCAGCTTTCAGGAGCCGGACTGAGCCTGCAAAGTGCTGCTCGAACCCGCCCATAGCGAGCAGGTCAGAAGTCTTCTCACTTGCTACCGAAAACACTGTGACCCCGTTGTAAATCACGGTGTCTGCCTGCATGTAGTCCAATGCCTGGCTCATCGCGGATTCGGTAATGGCGGTCCATTCTGACATTAGAGCAGCGGTTCAGCCTTGCGGCGGGAAACTACCTTGGGAGCATCTAGGATGCCCTTGTTTAGCTTTGATCCCTCGGGCGTAGGGTTGCACACCAGATACACGCGCCCAGGGTTGTTGTGCGCTTTGTAAAACCGGCGGGCCTCGTCGGGGGAACCAGTGGAAAGAATTACCTGCGGGCCTGCACCGAGGTCTTCGAGAACTAAGGAGATTTTCATTTTGGGATAATCGGTAAAAAGCCGGAGCCCTCCCGATTAGGAGAACCCCGGCTTTTGAGTCTGTCAGAATCAGGGGGTGACGATACGGACGCCCATGTTGGTGCCCTTTGCGACGCCGTAAATACAACTGACTGAAACACAGGTTTTTCCGCTTTCACGCGAGTAAAAACGACGAAAACTAATTGGGAGTCCAAGGCCAGGGACAACCACTTCAGCGATTTCAATCGAGTCCTGCAAAGCGGCTTCCGGGTTCACACGGCGAGCGGCCATGATGAGCGCGGAGGAATGCATTGCAAAACCGGCCAGCGCTTCGCTGTTCACGTCGCACAAATCGCTTTCGTAAATGTCAAAGCCCGAAACACGCGGCACGGTGCCTTCAGCCTTGAAGGAAGTGATGCCAGGAATTTCCGCGCTGTTCAGCGTCTTGAGCAACGCGCCGTAGTAGGCGGGATTCATCAAAACCGCGCGCCCCATTTTGGGAGCCTTAAGCGTCTGAGTCAGCGTCACGCCGAGGTCAATTACATCGCTACGGTCAAAGTTGGCAGCACTAGAGGAAAGAGGAGTCTGCGCGAAGTTCGCAGCCGTAACCAGATCCCACAGATCGCCAAACACCTTGGCGCCCAAAGCCTGCACCATAGGAGCAAGGAAAAGGCGTTCAAAGTTAATTGAAGACTGAAGCACTTCGATGTCCGTGAAGCCGAGCGTCACAGCCTGGTGCTGGTCTAGGGTGATCGTCCGTGCGGTGGTGTCACCGGCAACGGGAGCATACCCGACGCTGGTCACGTCAACCACAGAAGGTACGGTGGCGAAACGAGTTGTGACAGACTGGCCAGCGGACGCAACGTCGCTAGAAAAGTCCAATGTGATTCCCGCCAACGGCGCAAAAGCGTTCGTAAGGTACGGGAGTGACTGCTGTGAGATAGCCTGTAGGAAATTGCCACTGAGGGACATATGATTATTTAGTTAGAGTTAAGAGAGCTGCATCTGCTTTTTGTTTGCCTGGAAGAACGCGTTGCGTTCCGTGAATCCAAGCGTGCGGTAATGCGCCCAAAGCTCGTCTTGAGTCTTGGGGGCAGTTGCCTGCTCGGAGTGGATCGCGACGGGAGCAACTCCCAGATTTGCTACGATGGCATTTGCCTTCGCGGAGGCGTCAGCTTCGGATGCCTTCATGGCGTCCAGTGCTTTTGCTAGATCAAGATTGTTTGCATTTGCAAGTTCCAGCGCCGCGGACAATTCCACAGTACGGGATTTAAGCGCGTCGAAAGTAGCCACCAGTGCGGTGTGCTCGGCGCTCAATGCGTTAAGCGCGGCCACGTCTGCCTGCGCGGCAGAGAGCGCGGCCAGCGCGTCGGTCAGGGTGTTAGGAAGATCCATACACCTATCTGCAAATGTATAACAAAAAGCCCGCACCGAGAAACCAAACTCGGTGCGGGCAGAGGAGACAAATGAATTTAATCCACTACATGCCCACCATACCAAGCAGGGCTTGATATGCAAGCTCTTCTGTTCCGATGTCGTCAATCAAGTTGCCTAGCTTTGCCCGTGGCGCAAGGTAAGCTGCGCCGGTCATGTATTCGTCTGCGACGCGGCGGTTGCGGAGCACGTTGCCCTTGAACTGGTCGAAGCTGTCGTCAACGAGCTGCTGCAAGCTAGCGCGCTGGGCGGGACTGAGAGACGGCCCCATGCCAGCGCCTTTAAGCGGCCCGCTGGTAATGGGTTCCCAACTCAGCCCCTGCGCCTCGTACGCGGCGGACTGGTCAAGCCATGGGATAATTGTGCCGATGCTGCCCCAAGTGGATCCCACGGATCCGATGATCCGGTCGCAACTCACGGCAATGTTGTATGCGGCAGAGCAAGCGGTGTCATTGCTGTAGGCCACGATCGGCACCTTGAGCGCTTGGATCAAATCCACCACCTCAGAGCAGCCAGTGCAGTTCCCGCCGGGGGAATTAATCTCCAGCATGATCCCGCGCACGTTGGCCTCTACGGCCTCTTCAATGTCCTCGGTAATCCACTCGTAATCCCACGCGCCGCAGCATGCTTCCAGTGCGGAAATGCCCTTAGCAAGCGTGCCATCAATGCAAATGTGCGCGATCCCTTGGCCGTCGATCTCCATCTCCTCGCGCTTGTTCATCATGCCCGCCATTTTCTCGTAGTCGTCGCCGTTGGCGCGAACAAGACGTCCCTCAACCAGCTGGCGCACTGCTGCGTAGCCGCCGGGGGTTATCAGCCATGGGCGGTAGAAAACTTGTTCGATGACACGCTGAAATTTCATTCTGTGGGGGCGGTTGTCGACGGGGTGCCGTTGGGGGTGAGTAGTCCAAACACATCGCGGGAAAGCCCGGAGCGCTGCACTCGTTTGTTGATTTCCAGCTCTTCGCGTTCCACCTCATCAAGGTGCTCCTCAAGCGTTTTCGAGCCCGAAGCCAGAATGTCGGTCATGCTGCGCATCCCGGCGCGATAGGCTTCGATGGCGTCGCGGGAAGCGTATCCGCTGTCAGCGGTCAACCTGGCTGGCTCGGTGAAGCGGAATTGATACGCGCCCCCTCTGGAAGCGTCGGCGCCGGTGTAGGGCGGCAGCATTCCCATTTCGACAAACTTGGCAATCGCGTAGGCGCACCGACGCTTGCAAAATGCCGCAAGGTAAGCGTGTCGCTCGGAGGTGATGCGGTTGACTTGCTCCAGCACGATGCGAGCCGATGCGCCCCCTAGTTTGGACATGTCCCAACCAAACTCCGGCGGCCATTGCGCGGCCAGCAAAGCGTTGCGGATGAGTCGTTCCTGTAGCCGGTCCTGCGCCTCAGTCGGAATCTTTGCGTCGATCTGGTTGATGCTTTCGCCAGCGTTGGCGGTCAGGTACTCGATGCGCCCGCCAGCCATCGGCGTGATGCGCAGACCTGGGCTACACTGCGGCACTGTGTTTTCCGAAAGCGCTAGGAAAGCTTCGCCAGCATCGGCCATGCCCTGCTGATTGGTCACCAGCAGCCCAATCTTTGCCGCCATGCGAGAAGCCGATTGGATGTCATCGCCCAAATCCTTGAGGCTCATCAAGTCGCGGATGGCTGGAGCAAACGCAGAGATTCCTCGCACTTGATCCACCTCGCGAGGATCCATCGTGAGCATACAGGATTGTGCGGGCACGTCTCTGTCTTGGCTGCCGTCAGGCTCCTCGCCTAGCACTCGATAGGCAATAGGGCGGTTGGTTTTTGACAGGATCACCCCGTTGTAGATTTTGAGCCCTGCGTATCGGCCAGTCGTCAGCGGCCCCTCGTCGCCACGGCTGCCAATTTGATGCCAAGGCACTTGTTGCAGTTGCGGGTAGCCGCTGGTGCTGGTCGTCAGGATCGTGAGCAGGTCGCCTTCACGATCAATTGCGGTGGACTCCAGCCGCAAGCCCTCCCACCAGCTTTTGCCGTCTAGGTAGCAAATTTGATACCAGTCGAGCAGGACGGCCTCAGCAACCTTGCCCCACTCACGGTCAGCGCCGGTAAAAATCGGCCGCATCGCCATCCCGACGGACAGCATGCTCTTCTGGTCGATGGCGGCATTGACCATTCCGTTGTTCCAGTACAGTTTGCGAGCCGCCGAATTGACTGTGCGCCATTCGCCAACGGTCAGTTCTTTGGAAATGCTCTGAGTGTGATTGCGCCAATACGGTTCGCCCCACACGCCGCCCTCCACAAGGCGCTGCCTGCGGTAGGCTCCTCCGTTGTTAGCGCCCACTTTTGGCGCGCCCACGCCCATGAAAGTTTTGATGCGGTCCAGAAAACTCATATAAAAAACGCCTGAGTCCTGCGCACCGGCGCGGAAATGCCTGCGGCTTTGTAGTTTAGAGCCTGCTGCGCCAGCATGACAACGTCCAGCGGCGACAGTGTGCCGCCCACGTTGAACTGGAAAGCGGCGCCGTCGATGGAGCTGGAAATCAGAGAACTCTTGCCCGCCAGCACCAGGTCAAACTTGCTGGCAACAATGGCGCGCAACTCGGCCACGTCCCGCGTGAGGAACACTTGGAGCAGGAGTCTTGTATCGGGAGCCATCTACAAAAGAGCGCTTTTATAAGCAAAAAGCCCGGACATCTGCACACGCAGAGCCGGGCCGTTTTTTCGTGTCCTTGCCAGAACCCCTTTCGAGGTTGTTATTGAGCGGCCAATCTACTCTGTTGTGGTAGGCTCGTCAACCTCTGGTGTCACGCTTACCATGTCTGGTAAAATGTTAAGCATTTGGGCAGCCAAAACATTCATGGCCTCCGCATCCCACATGTGGTTTGGCCTGCCGGTCGCCGTCCACCGCAGTCGTGTTTTCTTGGTGCGCTTGTCCACGGTCGCCCGTTTGCGCTCGGAATTGAGATGCCGGACATACTCGGGCGGAGCATCTTGCGGAAACTCCCAGACCGGCGATCCGGTGTTACGAAGGTTGGCAAGGATGTCTTTGATGGGATCCGACGCCCAATAAAAAAATGTAACGAACACACGCTTTCCAGCAGCGTCCCGCGTTGTTGGTGCCACCACCCGATCAGGCGCGGAGTAGTACCGGCGAATTGCTTTACCGTTGGACGCGCGAATTGTGAAATGATCCTCGGCACGCCCGACTAATGCTGTCCAACCAAACTTTCCACAGAGGTCGTAAATGCGCCCATGAAAGCTGTTTCCAGCGTCCAGCAAGGTGCGCTTATCAGGCACTTTGAGCCGGGTCTGGATCTCGCGGAGCTGGTCTACCGTCAGGATTTTCCCAGCCCAAAGCAATCTGGAGTGCCCATTTTTGAGCCAAATTCGCACGATGCCCCAGTAATGGTCTTGCTGGCAGTCCACCGTGAAAACCCGTGCGGCCTCCTCGGGCATTGGTCTGCCGTCCTGCCACTCGTTCACGAAATACTCAGATGCCTCCAGTTCGAGCGCGGGAAGTTCTTCCTCCTGCTTCCATGGCTCTGCGAGCCGCTGCATGCGAAAGTCCTTGGTTGGTTGGAGAACTCCCAGATGTCGAGCATCGGAAGCCTGACACCATTGGATGACAAGGTCGGCCCACCGGATCCAGTAAACGCTCTGCGCCGAGACGCGCCGGGAGCGGTAGCCCTCGACATGGTCATTACCCTCAGATCTCCACTCGCTGCGCTGTGTCAGTCCCCGGCGTGCCGCGGTCGTGTCTGGCGTCACGTGCCCACAATGCGGACACTCATGCCGCACGGTTTTGACGAGCGCGCCCCAGTTCCACTCGCCGTTCTCATTTTTGCACTCCTCATATTTGATGTCAGTCCACGCCGGTTTGACCCACTCCGAGCATCCGGGGCAGGAATGACACCATACGAACTCTTCCCCAGACCTCCATTCCTCGGTTAGTTGGTGAGGTTCTTCGTAACTTTGCGAAGTCAGCAGCGCGTAGCCGTTCCAACGGTCATGGAGGCGCTTTTTGAACTGGGTGATGAGGTCGCTGTACTGCCAGCACTCGTCAAGAAACAACACCTGCACGGACTTTTCCTGCGCATTGCTGGTGTTTGCGCCGCCCAGCATCAGCGGCATGTGCGCAAAGTAGATGCCATCCTTTTTAATGAAATGCCGGTTATTTGGCATCAATTCGCGCAATGGCTCGCACGCGTTTAGTACCGGCATCAGCCGCGTTGCCATCCACTCGGCTGAGGTCGCGTCGGTCTGGGTAATTGAGAGCATCGGCCCAGGCTGTTGCGCCACTGCCCAGCACACCAGCGCCTCCAGTGCGGTGCTCTTTCCCGCGCCGGTGCACGCTTGCACGAATGTCTGTCGGCATGTCGGGTCGGCAAAGTCAGCAAACACTGCGTTCCACCATGGAGCCGTGCCGCGGTCAAAATGAGTAGAGCGGGAGCTGTGCGGGAAACGCACGTTGCCCTCGAGCCAGTCCAGCGGGTCGCCGGTATATGCTAGGATGATTCCCGATTGAGAGCCCTCTATGATTGGGTTCATAGCGCGGCAAACCCTTCCCGTGCGTTAGCTTTGAGAAGCTCAATCCGGCTTCGGAGTTTCGGTTGGATTTCGGCCTCGGTCAACCCGGCCAACTGCCCAGGCAGGTCGCCCACCAGTGCGTCCAGTTCGGAGCACCAGACGCTCACCACCCGGGTCGCAGTCTCGCGCATGTCAGCCGCAAGCACCAACTCGCCTTTCTCCCTCCCAATGATGATCGAGAGTCGCTCGATTTCCTTTGCGAGCTTTTGCGTGCGGGCAACTTTGTAGTCCAGCACTGGCTCGGCAGATGTTGCCGGGCTAAGTGCCTCCAGTTTTTTTCTGACCAGTGGCGGTTCTACTATGCGGTCCTTCGTATAGGCTTTGCGCCACTCTTCTTGCTCCTCCGTAGACCAGTCCCTATCAAACCCCTGCTTTTCCCAAAACTGCACTGATGAGGTACTTACACCAAAGTGCTTGGCAACCTTGGTATACGATGAGCCTTTATTTTGATTTGCCACAAAGCAGTAGTATACCGGCAGATATTGCCGGTCAATACCCTACCAGTGCAGTGTGCTATGGGCACTTTTTGCCGATTGCACAAAAAAAGAGCAAGCGTCCTCAACATCAC